TGAATGGCAACGGTTCGGAATCAGAGTTGAAGACTGCTGCATATCCTGTGAATGACATTCCGTCACCTGTTGGACCTTCGCGTAGTTCGAAGTCGTTGATCTGAATGCGGCGTGTCTCTAGTGATTCGCTCATTCCGTCAATCATAACAACATTCACGGGCAGAGTTCTAGAGGAGCGTGGATGATCTTTTGGAAGTAGATCGTTGTCGGTGATGTAGGCAGGGTTCTCTGGACGGCCGTTGCGAAGAAGATACAAGTAGGCGTTCACACGCGCATACGCCCACTGGTTACGGCTGACACCTGGACGATGCGAAGTCGAGTAGGCACCAGCACCGCGACGGAACACGGTGCGCAACATGCCGACAGTTGCCCGCTTCCACGCAGGATCTGCACCGTCAAGTTTGTCGTTGTGTTCAACAACTTTATTCTTCAACCCATCTTCGATTGCTTGTGTCAACTCAATCGTGGCAGAACCAGCAGGAGCCTTTGCGGAACCTTGCGGATTCTTGTCCGAACCTGTGATCTGATCCTTCGGCGGAGCTGGTGCGCGTTCAGATTTGATTGCCTCAGATTTACGCTCAAACCAATCTCGTGCCGGTTGCGGATTCAACGGATTGATTCCCCACAGATAATGCGCAACCGCACCCGCACCAGGGAACTCGTCGTTGCTTGCGTCAGAGTTCTTTGGTGCTTGAAGATCTACTGCGTGTCTTTGCGCCCACGCATTCGCTCGCACAACTTTGTCTTCGCTGACTTGACCTCGTGCCAAGTCTCGTGCCTCACGAACGGTTCGATCGACCAGCCCTTCACCCGCAAGACCTTGGCCGTAGTAGTCCAATCCTTTGCGCGCAGCGGTGCGAATATAGACAGGAACTTCAAGATTGACTTGACGATCTTCTTCATCTTCTTCTTCATGTGGTTGCCAAGCATTGCAATAGAATCCGCCGTCAACATAAGCATCCCATCTTTCACACCAAGCCTTGAGGTTGTCTCCTTCGCCTTGCACATTGTCTTCGTCGTAGAAGTGGCAGTTCCCGCAAGCACGACCTTCAGGAACATCTGGTGCTAACGCTGGCCGATAGTTATCTGGCAACGCACGTTCGCCACCAGGTTCCATGTCTTCGGCAATAGATACCGCAACCATCTGATCGACTGCATCTTGTTTCGTTGTGTGACAGCCGATCACTTCGCCATCTTCTTTGACGGTTGCCCAACCAGAACAATCTGGTGACTTGTCGGTAATGAAGTAAGGCATCAGGGTGTGATCAGAGTGAACGCTACTGAGTGACCTGTTTTAGTTGATACTGCGAACATCTGTTGACCTGCATAGACAACAAAGTCTTCAGATCCGCTTTTCGGGATTGTGTGTCCAGCGTTGACTGCGACTGTTGAACCGCCAAGAAAGATTGTGTCGGTGTTGTCAAGGTTGCTGATGTGTAGTGTCCCTGGATTCACTCCGCAAGTTGTGATTAGTGTGGCAGCCGTTCCGACTGCAATAGATCCATTTGTGATTGGCATGATTGTGACCTCAGACCAACAACAATACCTCAGCATCATCTTCCAAGATGCTGAATGTGATCGTGCTTGTCGCTTGTGCTTGCATCCCGTTCAACGATGTTGAGACAACCGCGTAGCGTCGTTTCGGTTGAATGACAGGTATCTCGACTTCTGGTAGCGGTTCAATTTTCTTGCGTCGTGGTGCAGCGTATTGTCGACCGCCCGAAGGTGTCGGTTCTGGTTCGGGTTCTGGTGGTGTTGGGATTGAGTTTGCGGTCGCGACAAGTCCGCCAAGGTCTGCTGATGCGACCGCGTTTTGTTCAACCGCTGTGATCGCCGAAGCAGCAAGACCGCCAAGGTCAGCCGATGCGGTTGCAGGTAGCACGACAGTTGCGGTCGCCGAACTGGCAAGTCCGCCGAGTTGTGATTCGGCTGTCGCTTCGGTTGTGACGATTACTTCTGCAACTTCAGCAATGAGTTCGCCGAGGTTGGCTGATGCGGTTGCGAAGTGTGTGACAGTCGCAGTCGCAGTCGCAAAGATTGCACCAAGTGACGCTGCACCTGTGGCTGTGGTTAGGAACTCAATACCATTGAGAACATCTGTGCTGTTCAACTTGCTTGTGTCAAGAGTGAATGGCAAGCCATCTAGTCCGAATGCAATGTCATCAAGTGTTGATGGCCCGTCGAGCGTGAACCTGATCACCGCCATAGCGGTACTAACTTGCGACTGTTAGGGATGCAGAGAGATTGCCAGATGAGATCGTGTAAGTGTCACCAGCGGTGTAGGCGTTGCCTGTGATCGTGCCTGAGAACAAGAAGTTGCCTACGGTCAGAGAATCCCATGCGCTAAAGTGTGTTGCGTCTTGCGAACCTGCGATGTTTGTCCACGAGATATCTGCATCAGATGCGATCGCACCGGCAGAAGCCGCAGCGAACGACACCGACTTGCGTGTTGTTTCGGTTGCAGCGTTTGCGGTCGCAGCCGAACCTGGATCACCAACATGAAGTTTGATGTAGACCTGTGTGACCGCATAGGAAGTGTTGTTGCCGAGCGCATTGAGAAACGAGTTGCAAAGATAAGTCGAAAGTCCTGTTGCCATCAGTCTTCCGATCTTTCAGTGATTGTTAAGATGCGGCCATCTTTGTCGCGTTCAACTGTGCGCACACTCGGCTTGTTCTCTGGGACGTTTACACGCACAATAGTTTCAGGAACATTGATGATCGGTGCTGCGACGTTCACGTTCGCTGGTGGGACGTTGACAACGACTTCTGGCATCGTCACATTCACATCACGCTGGTTCACATCGTAGGTTGGTGCTGGTTCGGTGACTTGTTGCAAGAGAACTGGTGCGACACCAGTGTGTGTGATCGGATCAACGTCGAGTGCTTTCAATACTGATGCTGGTTCGAATCCTGCGTTGATGAGACGTTGAGCCATCATTGTTTTGCGGTCAAGTTCTGTGAGTCCAGCCGCACCAAGATCGACGTTCGCCAACGGCACACGGTAAGTATCGCCACCATCGGCTGGTCGCAGATCTTCGAATCGTCGCACATCGTTGATTGACAACCAGCCTGCTTGCAGTCCTGATGAATATCCTGCGACACGCGAACCGAAGTCGCCGCGCATCAGACCATCAAGGTTGAACTTCAAGAATGAACCGTTGGTCAGAAGTTGACGCGAATATCCATCTTCAATCTTCGTGACGTATGGTCGGAGTGTGTGCATCACGAAGTGGATGCCGTTCATTTCGACTGATGCGTACGCTTGCGCACCTGCTTGAATCACACCAGCCATTGATGGTGGTACACGGAACGCACGAAGGATCTCCTCGACTGCGAACTGTCGTGACTGCAAGAACTGTGAATCATCTGGTGCAACCGAAGTTGTCGTGTACTTCGCACCGCCGAACAGAATGCCTGGACGATGTGCGCGACGCAAACCTTTGTGACCTTCTTCGAATCCGTCAACAAGCGACTTCGCTTGTTCGCGTGTCAAGTTGCCTGGGAACTCGATGATGCCAGAAGTGTGCGAACCTTGACCGAAGAACCTTGCAGCGAACTCTTCAAGAGCCTTCGATAGTCCGAGGTTCTCTTTGACAAGTTCGATGCGTGAACGGCCACGAAGATCGCCAGGCAAACGCAACTCGGACAGATGGATCATGTCTTCATGCTCGATCACGTCACGGTTGTCAAACACATAGATGATTCGGCGTGACTCGTCGCGCTTCACTTCAACTTTCAAAGGATTCAACACCGTCAACCCTGCAATGCCTTGGTTGTCACGGATGATGCGTGTGAACGAGTTACCGTTCAACAGCATTGACACAAGCACCTGTTGGAAGTGATCGGTGCGTGAGCAACCAATTTCAGGCATATCCAACCAGTCAGGTCGTGGACGATACGGTCGGCGATCACCGTCAACACGAATGAACGTGTCGACTGGCAGAGTTGAGATAGAGTCCGCGATTAGTCGGACACACGCATACACGGTTCCGATCTTGAGTGAATCTTCTTGCGTGACAACTGTGCCGGCATTAGTTGTGAACTGGAATGCGTCACCCGCAGCGAAGAGCGACTGATATGAGACAGCTCTTTCTTCGCCTCTTGGGTTGAACAGTCTTGACAGCATTATTGTTTATCTACTTTCTTTGACCGCTCCCAAGCCAAGGTGAAGGCAAGCAGAGATGCGCCCATGAAGATTAGCCCAAGTGGGACTGCAATGTAAAATATGCCGAGCGCAATCATGAACACTGCGACAATTTCCAATAGAACTATGATCATGTCTCTCCTCACACTACGAAGAACCCTGGTTGCTGAACACTCTCGACCCGTCTTGTTGCACGATCCACTGCCATCGCCAATGCTATCGCAGCATCAATCTTGCGTTTCGATTTACCTTTTGACAATCTCCAACCCATGTCGGTTGACCGTTGCTGAGCCGACAACACCTGATCGGTGAACACAGGATCGCCGTTGTGTGCGAGCCGAGCGTTCACGATGAACTCGTAAAGAGTTCCGCAAGCAGGAACCATTCGTGCAGTTGACTGCGAGAACTCAACCATCGTGAACCCTTCGTCGGACATTGCTTCTGCGGAGCGTTGAAAGAACGCTGGGTCATATGCGAACTCTTGCACCGTGTACTCACGTCCAAGTTCGCGGATGTGTTGCTCGACTGCGGCGACATCCATTGCACCGCCGTCTGGATGCCAGATCTTTGCACGAGTCACAACCCGACCAGATTCTTGCGGTTGTGCGACGACGACCGCAATCGAGTCGTGCTTCAACGCCATGTCAATGCCGACGAACACAGGTATGTTCGGATCAAGTTGGTCTTCGCTTCGACACTGCTCCCAGGCTCCCTTCGGAAGCCATGACTCGCCGCTGGTGCGAACCCATTGGCATAATCTGTACTGACGAAATGCAACCTCGGCGGTCTGCATCATTGACACTTCCATGTCATCCATGTCAAGCAACCCTTCAGCCAAGTTTGGATTCGCTTGCGCCCAAGCATCACGGTCATGAATCTCGCAATCCGCTTTTGCTTCCCACCAGAAGAACCCGAACCGCTCATCTTGTTTCGTGCCGGCAACAATCTCTTTGCCATAGTTGTAAAGACGGCCACACACCGTGTCTAGGTCGAAGCCTGCGGTTGTGATGGCAACGATGTTCGGATCTTTACGCGCACCGGAACCCAAAGTCAACGCATTGAACAGATCATCATTCGGCTGGACATGCAACTCATCAAAGATCACGGTGCTTGGGTTCAAGCCTTGTTGAAGTTTTGCGTCGCTTGACAACACACGATAGATCGCACCCGTGGACGGAATCTCAATCACATCGCGATACACCTTGCACACACCCGACAACGCAGGTGACTGATTGATCTGCCACTTCGCTTCGTTGAACACGACACGCGCCTGCTGTCTGTCACCCGCCGCCGAATAAACCTCAGCACCAGGCTCACCCTCGATCAGGCCGTAGAGTGCGATGAC